GTATAAAAGAAAATATTATACCAAATTCCTATGTTAATGGAGAATTAGAAACAAAAAAATTAATAAATGATAATTGGTTAAATAAAAATTTGACTTTAACAAATAAAAGTATTATATTTGTTACAGAAATAAATAGTTACTTTAAAAGTAGCAAAAAGAAAACGTCACAAACTTTATTGGGAGTTGATTTTTTAGATAAAATAAAGGAATATGTTGAAATATTTCCTAATAAAAAACTGTCTTCAGGCAAATATGCAAGAGTTAATCCAAAAAACCTTGAAGTTGCTTTTAGATGGTTTTTTGAAAATTACAATTATAATTGGAATATTGTTATTGCAGCTACAGAAAAATATGTTGATGAATTTAGCATAAGAAATTTTGAATTTATGAGAACTGCACAATATTTTATAAGAAAACAAGGAATTGATAAAACATATGAGTCTGATTTAGCAAATTATTGTGATATAATAATAAACGGTTCTGATGAAGAACAAGTATATTTTAAAGAAAGAATAGTATGAGTAAAAGAACAAAGTTATTTATGATTGCTATAGTGGGGAGTGTGATTGCTTTTATGTTGATTGATTTATTAGTTATTAATATAAGTGTAGTTAATTATATTTTTATAGAGTTAATTATTACAGTTATGCATTCGCTATATAATATAGCAAAAATTCAAATTAGACCTAATCTAAATTAAAATGGCAGAATTATTTAATGGTGCCAGGCCTTTAGTGCCTGTAAGTGAAAGAGACTCTTTAAAAAAGGCTATTTTTAAAATGAAAGCCAGAAGAAATGGTGATATTAAATCACTTAAGAGTGCATGGCCCAAATTTAATGATGCTTTTTGTGATGGATTAGAATGGAGAACTATCACCGTAGTTGGTGCTAGACCTGGAACAGGTAAAACTTTATTTATGGAACAGTTAATTAGTGATGTTATAGATAACAATTCTGACCAAGAATTTAGAGTTTTAAAGTTTCAGTTTGAAATGTTGGATGAAACCAATGGTATAAGAAAATTAAGTCTGAATACAGGGTATGATTATAATACATTAATGAGTAAAGGTTCACCAGTAGATAAAGCAATTTATCAAAAATGTGTTGATTATTATCACAAATATGAAGATAAGGATTTTATAAATGTAGTTTATGATGCTTGTACAGTTGATGAAATGTGTGCTACCATTCATTATGAAATGGAAAAATACAAAACAGAAGATGGTACATATCCTAATATGCTTGTGTCTATAGATCATTCTGCTTTATTTAGAGTTGGCAAAGGTCAAAAAGATAAATTTGAAATGTTATATGCATTAGGTGAAGGCCTAACTATGATGAAGAAAAAATATCCAATTGCTTTTGTTGTTCTTAGTCAGTTAAATAGAAATATTGATAATGCTGATAGAGCCCGTGATGGTGAATATGGAAATTATGTATTAGATTCTGATTTGTTTGGTGCAGATGCTTTACTACAACATGCTGATGTAGTTCTTGGAATAAATAAACCTTCTATAAGAAAAATAAGACAATATGGTCCCGAGAGGTTTATTATATCTGATGAAGATACATTAGTATTTCACTTTCTTAAGTCTAGAAATGGTACTACAAGATTAAGTTTTTTTAAACTTGATAGAACTAACATGAGAATTGTAGAAATAGCAACACCTGCTCAAGCTACAAAAAAAGTAACAATTTAAAAATAATATATGTTTAATAGAAAAGAAAAAGAAAGAGAGTTATTTGCTTATCATCTTAATAGGTTTAATAAACTCAAAATAAATGATCCTTTCTTTGTTGTAAAAACAGCATTTTTCCAAAAAGGAAAATATGGAAAACAAATACAACTATTTGAAAGTGAATTGAGAAGAGGAGAAGATATTTTTATAGAATTTATTGAAGTTGTAAGAGACAACCAGGGAAAAGATATGGATCTTATACCTGCTAACTCTAGCAGAGATTTATTTAAATTTAAATATAATCCTTATTTTTCAGAAGAATATGAAATAAAAGAAGGTAGTAATTCTAAAGGAGAAGCTTATCAAGCATATATAATTCCTTTATCTGAATTGAATGTTGTTCTTGCTGATGGAAATGAAATTACTTATAGTTTATTTGAAAAAAGAAAAGAACAAGAAAGTCAAAAAGAAGAATCTATTCCTAAATTACAAACAACATTGAGTATATTTCCAGATTTTGAAGAAAATTTTTCAAAGAAAGAAGTTACACTTGATGATGTTTTAATAGGTGAGGATGCTTTATTATCTGAAATGTCTATTACTGACTTTGCTGCTATTATGTGGAAAAAACCAGTTAGTAATAAGTTATGGTTAAATACTTTAATTGAAAAACAATGAGTATAGTACTTCCAACAAAAAAAGAAAAACCAACAAGATTTAATCCTAAAAGATTAATTATTTATTCTAAACCTAAAACAGGAAAAACAACTGCTTTTTCTGGTCTAGAAGGTAATTTATTAATAGATTTAGAAAATGGTTCTGATTATGTAGAGGCTATGAAAATTAAAATTTCAAGTCTAAAAGAACTTCTAGATGCTGGTAAAGCAATCAAAGAAGCAAATAGTCCATATAAATATGTTACTATAGATACTGTAACAGCTTTAGAAGATATGGTAATGCCTTTGGCAGTAAAGTTATACAAAGAAACATCTATGGGTAAACACTATGATGGAGACAATGTATTATCATTACCTAATGGTGCAGGATATTTATATTTAAGACAAGCTTTTTTTCAAGTTTTAGATTTTATTGATACCTTAGCACCCCATATTATTTTATCTGGTCATATTAAAGACAAACAGGTGGATGATAAAGGAGAAATGGTAATGGCATCTAACATAGATTTAACTGGTAAAATTAAATCTTTAATATGTGCTAATGCTGATGCAATAGGATATATGTTTAGAAAAGGTAATAAAACAATTTTATCTTTTAAAACTAGTGAAGAAGTAACTTGTGGTGCAAGACCAGAACACCTAAGAAATGAAGAGATAGTAGTTTCTGAAATGAATGATAAAGGTGAAATTATTTTTCACTGGGATAAAATATATGTGTAACAAATAAAAAAAAATAAAAATGGGATTAAGTACAACAGACTTGGGCACAGGCTCAGGAGGAGTAAAAACAATTGCACCAGGTAATTTAGTATTAAAAATTAATAGTCTTGAATTAGAAGATTTTAGATTTATTGAAGGTGCATATCATTTAATATTGCATGTTGAAACAGAACCTATTCCAGGTTTTGAAGGATTTATGCTTGATAAAGATGATGAGTCAAAAGGACACTATGAAGGTCAAATTGGTAAAGTAAAAGCTAGTCAATATGCATTTTCAGATGGTTTAACTAAATCTGGAGTTAAAATTCAAAGAGATAGGGCAATATTAATTTTCTTACAAAATTTATCTAAAACTCTTGGTTTTAATGAATGGTTTGTAGGAGAAAATGATAAACATAAAACTATTGAAGATTTTGTAAATGCTTTTAACAAAGCAGGTCTTTTTCAAGATAAGTATTTAGAATTTTGTGTAGCTGGTAAAGAATATTTAAATAAATCTGGTTATATTAATTATGATATGTATTTGGCTAAAGCAGAAAAAGGAAAATATAGTTATGGTGAAATTGAACAAGGTAAAGTTTTAGTATATGATGAAGCAAAACATCTTAAAAAACTAGAAGTTACTGAAGTTAAAAAATTTGGTGATGATGATGATTTTTCTACAATTACAAAATCAAGTTCTGATTTTAATTTAGACTAATTAAAATTTAGTTATAAGAGGAATCAGAAATGGTTCCTCTTTTTTATTGTTAAAATTTATAGTATGATTTCAACTAAACATATAATTTCAGATTTAAATGATGTACCAAGAGAATGGGTTTTTGAAAATTATTTAAATTTAAAAGAAAAACTCACAGGACAAGATGTAAAAATTTTATCTGCATTTAATTCAAAAGATAAAGTACCTTCAATGTTTATTTATAAAGATACAATTTCAGGATACTATAAGTTTAAAGATTTTTCATCTGGTATTCAAGGAGATACAATAGAATTAGTTAAAGCATTATATAATATGCCAACTAGGGCTAATGCAGTAAATAAAATACTTTCTGATTATGAAGACTTTCTTGCTAATAATACTTTTTTTGAAAAAAGAGAGTTTAAAATTCATGATAAATTTAAAGTAGTTGACCATGAAATAAGACATTGGAATACAATAGATCAACAATATTGGACAAGATTTAAAATTGGTTCTAAATTACTTGAGCATTATAATGTATTACCATTGCAGTATTTTACAATGAAAAAAAAAGATATAGATGGTAATATACTTTTATTTAAATTTGAAAGACCATATACTTATGGTTATTTTAGAAATGATGGTTCTTTGTATAAAGTTTATATGCCAAAAAATTCTGATAAAAAATTCATTAAAGTACAAAATTATGTACAAGGTCTTGATCAAATAAGTTATGAAAAAGATTATTTAATTATAACTTCTTCTTTAAAAGATCTTATGGTATTTCAAAAACTCAAAATAGTTAATGCAGAATGTATAGCACCAGACAGTGAAAATACTATGATTTCAGAAACTATAATTAACAAACTTAGTAAAAAATATAAATCTATAATTGTACTATTTGATAATGATGAACCTGGTATCAAAGCTGCTGAAAGATATAAACATAAATATAATTTTAGTTATGTTGTTCTTCCTATGGAAAAAGATTTATCTGATTCTATTGAAAAACATGGAGTTGATAAAGTTAGAGGAATATTATTACCTTTACTAAAACAAGCATTATGAGTTGGATTTACCAGGGTAAAAAGTTTACTGAAACAAATATACCAGAAAATGGTATTGGGTTTATTTATCACATGTCAGTGATATTAAATGGAAATACTTATGCCTATATTGGTAAAAAGAATTTCTTTTCAAATGTAAAAAAGAAACTTGGTAAAAAAGCTTTAGCATTAGTTACTGATAAAAGGTTAAAGAAATATACTAAAGAACAAAAAGCTAATTTTGAAAATTACTACAGTAGTAATCAACAATTAAAAGAAGCTCACAAAGCAGGTGTTACTATTAAAAGAGAGATCTTGTTAATTTGTTATTCTGCTACAGAATTAACTTATCAAGAAGTAAAGCACCAGTTTAAGTATGAAGTGCTTGAGAAAGAAAATTATTTAAATGCCAATATCCTTGGCAGATTTTACAAAACAAAATAATATGACAGAAAATGAAATGACAGGCCTTCTATTAAAGTTGGCTGACCTTGGTGTTACGGGAATTAAAATATTCTACTCAGGTAGTGGAGATTCAGGAGATATTGATGATGTTGTATATACTACAACTAAAGAAGTTAGTTTTTATGATATTATGAATTTAAGTAATTATGGAGAAGGTATTCTTCATTTAGCAGATCTTGATGGTTATCTTAGAGATGACTTAATAGACTTTGCAAATGAAAAAATTCTAAATGATTTAGAAGATTGGTGGAATAATGATGGTGGTTATGGAGTAATGCTTATTAAAATTCCTTCAGGTCAATATGAAATAAATAATACTATTTATGTTACTGATACTGAAGAATTTGCACATGATGGAGATTTAATTAGTAAAAGTTTAAATTAAAAAAATATGATAGATTTTGAAAAGTGGTTAGAAGTTTTAAAGAATAAAACACTAACAGATGAATTAATAAAAGAAATACTTGAAAAAGTAGAAGATATACATGAAGATGCTTATAGTGAAGGATATGGTGATGCTAAAAATGAAATTATTTATCAAATAAAATATAAGATGTAATGGCACATCCAATGCAACATTGCAAATCCTCAGTTAGAAAATGGGGTGGTCAGTTATCTGATTACCAACCTATTCATGATTGGTTTGATGAAACTAAGGCTTGGATAGGACACAGTAAACACAGAATGTTTAGACATCATAGTGAAGGTATATTTGAATGTGAAAAAGTATTTGGTAACTCATTTATAAATTCAGATGGTAAAACTGTATACACTAGATATGTTGCAGAACAGCATGTAAAAGAAGATTGTAATAATTACATTCCTACTGCTAAAGAATGGGTTGATATGATATCATCAGGTAAACCTAAAGAATGGGCAATAAAAACTTTAAAAATAGAAGACTAATGGAAAAAATAATTAATTATTGGGGATTAGCAGATAAATATGCTGTCTCAAAACATAAAATGGAAAAAGGAGATCATATTTCTAAATATGAAAGATATGAAGAAGTTAAAGAAGGTTATGAAGCTGGATTTTTAAAAGCTGTAGAATTATTTAAAACTGACAAAGAACTTATGATTAAAACTTTTAAAATAGAAGACTAATGGAAGATGTAAATAACATATTTACAGTAGACACTGTAATAGAAGAAGGTAGTTATATAAAAGTAACTGGAGAGTATCAAATACCTGACAGTTCATTATTCAAAAGAGGTGATAT